GGAGGAGGAAGAGAAGGGCCAATTCCTCCTGGAGGTCAAGCTCCTAGTAAGGATGTACCTCCTCCTGCACATATAGCTCAAATGTTTGAGAATACATATGTTGATAATAGAGCAATAAAAGGGCAACAAGCTCTTAACTTTATTATGCAAGATCAAGAAATCTATGATAAATTTAATAAAGCATGGTTTCACTTTCTAGTTTCTGGTGAAGTATATACATGGAGGGGAGTAAGAGGAAAAGAACCTTTTTATGATGTATTAAATCCATTAGATGTAGATTATGATAAAGATCCAGATGTAGAATTTGTAGAAGATGGAGATTGGGCTTTAGTTAAAAAGTTTGTACATGCATCTACTATTATTGATCATTATAGAGAAGAATTAAGTGAAGATCAGGTATTAAGATTAGAAGAACCAGAACATGCTAGTGCAGATTCTTACCTTGCAGTAAGTAGTAGAGCAGATGATCGAGAAATGTACAGAGAAAGATTATTAGAAGTAACAACTGTATATTGGAAAAGTAGAAAAAAGATAGGATTTTTAACTTATTTAGATCCAGAAACAGGATCGATGGAAGAAGTAGATGTAGATGAAACATTTAAATTGACTCCAGAAATGAAAGAACAAGGTGCTACTATAGATTGGGAATGGATAAATGAAGTTTGGGAAGGTACTAGAATTGATGGTAATATGTATATACAGATAAGACCATGTGAAAATCAAAGAGCTTCAATGGATAATCCATCTAAATGTAAACTTCCTATTAATGGAAGAAAATATTCTGATCTCAATTCTAAAAACATCTCTCTAGTTTCTTTAGGTATCCCTTATCAACTCAATTACAATATATACAAATATCGTTTAGAGTTGTCAATTGCAAAATCAAAAGATATTGTTGCACAATTTGATATTAATATGGTTCCTAAGAAATGGGATTTAGATAAATTTATGTATTATGTGGAAGGTACAGGTATTGCATGGGTAGATTATAATAAAGAAGGAATTCAATTATCTCCACAACATCAATCTGTATTAGATATGTCTATTAAGACTATTGAACAATATATAACTTTATTAGAATCTATTATGCAAGAGTGGGAAAAACTATCTGGAGTTAATAGACAAAGACAAGGTCAAATTGGTGGTTATGAAGGAAAAGCAACTTCTCAACAAGCAATTGTACAATCTTCTCATATAACAGAAGATATATTTAGAAAATTCTCTAGATTAGAACAAAGAGATATGCAAGCTTTATTAGATTATTCTAAAGAAGCATGGTTAACTGGGAAGAAAGGTATGTATGTAATGTCTGATGGAACTATGGAATTGTTCGATCTAGAATCTTTAAATCATATGGAATCTGAATATGGAATATTTGTATCTGATTCAGGTAAAGATCAAGATAAATTAGATATCTTAAAACAACTTGCTCAGTCAATGGTACAAAATGGAGTACCAGCATCTACTATTGCTGAAATGGTTGATGCAGATAGCTTCTCTCAAATTAAAGAAAAAATTAAAGCGGCAGAAGCACAACAACAACAATTACAACAAGCTCAATCGCAAGCTGAACAACAAGCTAAACAAGCAGAATTAGCAGAAAAAGCTAAATTGAGAGAAGATGATAATATGAATAAAGAGAAAGATAGACAGGTTAAAATTGATGTTGCAAAAATTAATGCAGAAGCAAAATTACAATCGGATATAATGAAACTTGAAGGAACTGTTGAGGGAGATCAATTAAAACACAGACAACAAGATACAAAAGATTTAGAGAATCAAGAAAAAGCAAGATCTAATAAAGCAAAAGAAGAATTGATTAGAGAAGATCAAAGACAAAATGCAGCTGAGAAAGGAATAGAAAGAAGAGCTGCTAAAAAAGAAAAAGATGAAGATAGAAAGGAAAACGAAAAAGATAGAGATCTTAAAAAGAAAGAACTTGAAATAAAGAAAAAAGCAGCCAATAAACCTGCACCAAGTACTAATAATAAAAGTAAATAATGGATCCAGCATTAGAAATTATTAAACAGGCCTATATGGATGACTATAGAGGTAAGTTTTCAGATTTGTTACAACAACAAGGTCCTGAAATGAAAGATCCTTCAAAAGATACTCGTTTAGAAACATCTGTAGAAGGTGATGTTCCCCGAAAACCTATATATGATGCTGATCCAATTGTGAATCCGCATGAAACAGATTTAACAGGTAATGCATTAGTAGAAAGTCATGAGGCAGTAACTCCTGAAGAAATACCTACTGGAAATCCTGTGAGAGATGTATTAAATCCTGGAGAATATAGAGATGGAGGACATAGATTGGTAGATAATTTACAATCATATAAAGATATGGTAGATCCCCATTCTGCTGATTATGTACAAGGATATAAAAATCTTTATAAAGAAGGTGGTAAAAAAGAATATTTAAAAAAGCCCAAGCCTCCAAAAATTATGAGTAATATAAGTATTAGTCCTGAAGGGATAGGTATACAAGGACAGAAAAATTTACAATTAGGGGAAAAAACTAATCTTCAATTATCTGCACAAAAACCTTTATTAACAACAGGTACTAATCCTGAATTAATTGAAGGACACGGTCAAATGCAATCAACTATAAATCAACAAATAGGAAATAAGACTAATTTTAGAATGAGTACAATATTAAGTCAAGGACAATCTCCTATATATGATGCAAGTTTAAATACACATGGAAAAGCAGGTAGTCTTGGTGTCAAAGGTACATATAATAGAGATGCAGGTTATTATTTAGGAGCTAAAGGAAAATTAAATCTACATAAAAATCTTAGTTTAAATGCTGGTGTAGAATATAAACCAGATGAATCAGGGAAAATGAACTTAAAACCTAGTGTAGGATTTAAATATACTAAGAGATTTTAAAAGAAATAAGTGTTATATATTAAAGTGGCACTCTAAAATAACTTTAATACTAAAAAACTAATTAATAATTATTAAATTTGTAAACCAATGAGTACAGACGACAAAAAAATTAACGTAGATGACATCACGTTTGATGACATGCTAGGTGATGGAATAGTAGATGCTGTAGAAGATGCAGGTGAAGCTACTCCAGAAACAACAACAAAACTAGATGATGAACCAGTTGAAGAAGTTTTGGCAGAGACTAATCTCGATGAAGATGTGGAAGCCAAAAAAGAAGAAGAAGAAGATGTTAAACCTGAAAGAAAGGCGGTCACTTCGAGAGAAGAAAGAAAACCTGATGAGGTTAATGAAACTGAAGGAGAGGAAGCATTAGAAGATGATACAATTGTAGGAGCTGTCTTATCTAAATTAGGATATAGTACAGAAGAAGCTTATGATGATACTACTGAAGGATTAGTATCTTTAGCAAAAGATGTAGGATCTCAAATAGCAGAAGAACAATTAGACGAATTGTTTAATTCACACCCATTAATCAAAGATCATTTAGATTATGTGATGAATGGAGGAAATAGTCAAGATTTTATGACTATGTATGATCCAAGACAGGATTACTCTAAAATGAAAATTAGAGAAACTGATTTTAGAACACAAAGAACTGTTCTACAACAGTATTTTAAAGCTAAAGGTCATGATGATACTTTTATAGATGATTTAATTAATGATTATGAGGATGGAGGAAAATTATTTAGTAAAGCAACTCAGGCAAAAGAGGCTTTAAGTAAGTCACAAGAGCAAACACGAAAACAAGCTTTAGTGACACAAAGAGAACAGTTAAAAGTTCAACAACAAGAGCAAAAAAAATTCTGGGATGGTGTTTATAATACTATCGATACGTCAGCTGAGTTTAAAGGTATCTCAGTTCCAGAAAGAGAGAAAGGCAAATTTTTTGACTATCTTTCTAAACCTGTAACCAAGGAAGGTTACACACAAAGAGATCTAGACCATGCTAATTCACAAATGGATGTGAAACTGGCAATAGATTACTTGATGTTTAAAGAGTTTAACCTTGATAAACTTATTGATAAGAAAGCGCGTACTAAAAGTACACAAAATTTAAGAGATAAGATTAAAGGACATCAAGAAAATATTAAAAGTGCAAAAAAAGCAAGGAGGTCTACATCAAAAGTAGATTTAGATGATTTGAATATAGATCTTTTTTAAAGTACCTATTAACTTTTAAAATTTTTGAAATATGGCAATGTCACAACAAGGTAAGAACATTAGCGTTATAAAGACGTTTTATAATGATTCTCAGATGACTGATATGAACAGTCTAGCGAATGCCCTGATGTCAAAGCCTACTGAATTATCTCCAATTATCACACATTTGGCTGGTAAAGACGACAAACGATTTCCACTATCATTTTTGACGGAGGGCGTTGGTAACGTTAAGTCAATGGATAGATTGGAATATGAATATCGTGTTCGTTCTCACGCGAGGAAAACACGTCCAGTAGCAGCGACAAATGGAGGGGCTAATTTAGGACAGGGTGGTTCTACATTTGAATTAGAATTCCCTGACAAATGGTTCGTTTTTCCATATGTACTTGTAAACTCTGCAGGAGAACAAGCACGTATAATGAAAGAACCAGAAGCAGTAGCAGGAGGAAACTCTTGGAAATATACATTACAGTTAGTAAATCCTTCAACAACTGCAACTTTATCTGCTGGTTCGACAGAAGGAGATTTATGGGCGCAATTATATGCACCTGTAGGAGTTGACTTCTCAAGAGGAAATGCTTCTAACTGGGAAGTACCAGGTTTAGTACGAAACAAAATTGGTACGGTAAGAAAATCTTATCATATGTCTGGTCACGCGCGAGATTATGTGGTTGAGTTTGGATTACCTACTAAAGGTGGTAGAACTACTAAATTATGGATGGA